TTATGCCCCATCTTTTTTACATCAAATGCTCTCCTTATAGAAGTACCTGCACACTTGGGAATATGGATGAATTCAAAGTTATTTGGGTCGTACATACGTCTAATATAGATAAAAAAAAAGAGAGACAGTAATTAAACCATCTCTCTTTAGCCTATCGGTCTTAGGTGCGAATTACACTCCGAAGAATGTGTTCAGATCAATACCATCAACTGTTCCACCAGTTACCAACGCAATAGTGATCTCCTGATACATATTGCTTCGGGCAATATTAGGAGTTGTATTGGTCTTTACTTTCAAAGTAATCAACTTGTAATTACTTGAGGTGTTTGCATAAAAAGGAGGGGCAATTGGGAGATAAATACGGTTTAGGTAATTAGATCCTTTTGCTACTTCTTCCAAAGATCGTACTTGAGCTCCAGTTCCTGTTCCACCTTTAGCAGCAGTAGTTGCAGCTTTAGTCCAATTAGATGCTTCGCCATCAAGAGCTGTATCAAATGCTACAATACCGTTTGCAACGGCACCTTCAACACTTAAATTAGCTGTGATAACTATATCATCGGCAGCAGTGGTTACCGTTACAAAATCAGGGAACTGCTTATTCAGCTGGGTTGCAAACTCAGTTGCAATAGCTGCAGCAGTTTTACCATCCAATTTTACTTCGGCGGTTAATCTTCCTTGTGGACGTGGGCTTCCATCTGCGCGTACGACTACTATGCTCGCAAAACCAGTTCCCGTCTCAGCGGTTACAGTGGTTACTTGGGCAACAGGCGCTACGTAGTCTTTCTCAACTACTTCGACCACATCGTCTACATTAATAATAGAAGATATGATAGCGTCGTTTTCGTTGGCTCCACCTTGAACAATCTGTACCCTCTTTGCAGAGGTTAGAGAAGTTGGATCAAGGGTTCCACCAGCAAAGTCGTCAACGTCAAAAAGAGCAACACGAGCTTCCGCTACATCAGCAGGGTTTACTACGTTAATATCCACGCCTGGAATAGCATTGGCGTTGTTAATAAATAATTGTCGTGACATTGTTCTATATGTTTAATTGGTGCTTACGCTAAAGACGTAAACTGTTTTTGTTTGCCTGGAGAGCTTATCTGCCCTCCGTAGTCTAAGATACCATTACAGTATCTTAGCTACAAGTAATAAATGCTCACTATATATCCTCTACTATCTAATATAACAAGAGGGTCTTTACGATTTATTCAAGTTCCATTAAATCTTGTAATTGTCCATCAGCACCAAATTTATCTATATCTGACAAGATGGATTTAACAGCTAAATCAACTATTTCATCATGTGTAAACTCAGGTAAATCACAGTCTACATTATTGGATGGTGTGTCTGTATCATTAAGTACAGTCACAGGCTCTCTAATGTAGTTGAGATACGCTTCATCTACGATAAAATGACTATCTGTATAAATATCCAAACCGTGGCTTGAGATATCATATATAGGGTGATTTATAGAAGCTTTGTTAAAAGGGTCGCCAAGCAATGCATAAATATCATCTGTCTGTATACGCTTAGCTAAAACAACTCTTTCTAAGTAATCTTCGTTAAGAACTCCATCGATTTCTCGTTTAGAGTTTACCACTGTAAATGTTACACCATCTCTGGCATATTGTATCTTACATCGCAAAGACAAGAGAAATAAATGATCATCAGGAAAAGCACCCCTATCTACAAACACAATACCTACGCCTGTGTTAGCAGGCACATGTGTTATGGTGAGTGATTCGTCCTTAATAACCAGTGTCTTCAGATCTTCATACCGCTTCAATGATTCTTCAAAACCCGTCTGCAAAGCATTAGATTTATCATCAATTCGGTCTTTCACAAATTGATTGATTGCCATGTTGAGATATTTATCGATCTCTTGTGACACGAGATTATCATTGGCGAATGAGTTTATCTTCTGACTTCTCAACCGCACTTGTCTGTGCATGTTTAAGATATCCATTATTCAGTTTTTCGAGCTGCTTCCAGTTTCCCTTTCAGGATTTCTGTAGTTTTGCTGTTCTTGGGATTTTCGAAGTATTTAACTGTTTCATCAAGGTTGTTACCAAGTAATTCATCACTAAACCAGTACTGACTATCAATCTTGGTAAGAACATTTGCTTCAACAAGGTTAAAGATATGTGCTTTAAGCTCAAGATGTTTATCAGTGGCAACAGCTACGAACTTACGAGGTTCTTCATCAATCAACTGATCGATGTAGTTTTCTTTTTGTTCTGCAGACATGTTGTCTGGGTTGGTATCAGAAAGAACAGTAAGAACAAGATTGATTTTATCCTCGTTGTCAGACATACGAATAAATTCTTCGTAAGCTTTCTTTTTAACCTGTACCAGTTTATTGTTTTCCTTAGTTTCAACTTCAGGATCGTAAATGTAAAATTGTTTTTTGGAGTTGGCTAATAAGGCTGCACGACTATCCGCTACATACTTATGTTTTAATGCCCACTTGTATATCAAGTAGTGATTAGTGTTTTGAGGTCGCCCACCCTTTCCTTTGGAAATGTTTAACACTTTTCCATCAGAAGGAATATCTACCCTCAAGTTTGCCCACCACATACGACATGCCTTACCGAAATCTCTTTCAGCAGGGTCTATGCCTAACAATTCAGAAAGAAGTTGTTCTTCTTCATCACCAGATACGCCTTTTAAAGGTGCTTGTCCATCAAAAATTGAGGATAAGGTCTTTTTAGCGTTGGCTACTATAGCAGGAGGTAAATGACTTTTTGCCTCTCTCCTGCGGATTTGAATTTCTTTCATACTATTATGTTAGATTTAGGGTTTAGGTTACATACTAAAAGAGGTGATATTCCTATCACCCCTTTTGTATAAAGTGTGTTTACGCAACACAACGTAAATCAAGTGAAGTGTCGAAGCGCTTGAGCACTACTCCCATAACTTTCAGGAAGTGAACACTTGCACCGTCAATGTCGGATGCACGTAAGTCGTTACCAGGGAATCCTGTAGGGACTGTGGAACCAGCTACTGCCCATCTGAGCATTTCACGGTTTTTACGAGTAACCATTTGCAGGTTAGGCTCGCCTTGATAATTGGATTGATCTACGAATACCATTCGGTAGGATTCAAGAGGCAATCCAGTTTTCGGATGAAGCTCACTTGCCTGAGCAACACCACCATGGTCAAACAGAGGTACTTTAACTACACGAACAACATGTCCATCGACGTGTTGATAAGTAGTGAAGAACCCTGATAGTTCCATGTTTCTACCAGAACCGTTTACAAACTTACCATCGTTAAACTGACGATAAGAACTTGCATCCAATTCGGCTTTCATTGCTTGGTCAAACTCATCTGCACCACCAATTCCAGTGTACAGTGTTACCTGTTTGTTTTGACCATCACTCATTCCGTAAAAGATACTTCGGATAACATCCTTGATCTTTTGGGAAGTAAGGATAGAATAAGTTTCCTTATTCTGAATTTGCTCAAGAAGTCCAGGACCAATAATTACTGGCTGTCCGTTCTCATCGAGCATGTTTGTTTGCCCTTTGGAATCATAAGACTGCTCACCATACCAGAGGTACATTTCACATTCTTCTTTCCATTGGAGCATATATTGCCATTCTTCGAAATCCATCCAGTATTTGGAGGTTCCTCCGCTTGCAGTGGGTAAACCCATCTCCATAACGGTTTCTTTGGCATTACCAGAGATCTGATAAGACTTACGAATAGTCGTCAACTTATGACGAACCTTCGCAGGTGCTTCCCAGTTACTGGCATTTCCTCGTGACCAGTCAATTCCAACAGGTGCAAATAATGAAGCGAACTGACTTCCAGCTGCTACATCGGCTGCAGGCATTGTTGCTGTTGAATCTGGAGACACAAGTCTCAGGGTATAATCCCAGTTTTTACCATTAGGTACTGGATCACTCATGATACGTGCCTGAATTCCAGACTTGGAGACAAGGACGTAATCCTTAATGAACCATTTGTCAGGGAAGGTAACTTTGAAGAAACTTCCTCCGAGACCTAAGTTCGTGGTACTTGCAGGGGTTTCTGCAACTGGTCGAGTTTTTCTCAACCTTGTCATTACATCGTAGCTGTATTCCAGCTCCTCAATTGATTTTACGTTATTTACACCTTCGGTTAGCATTGAAAGAGGGAATCTTTGATCTTCCTTACCACCTAAAAATGTCAACATAGGACTCAGCTTTTCGGGCTGAGTAAGTAACGCACTTGAGATAGATGCAACGTCAGACTTTTGCTGATCATTGTATGTGGTACGCTTGGCGTACATGCGTGGTTCTACTTTTGCCATTGTTCTATATGATTTGATTTTTTAGGGTTATAACGTACCAAGCTCAACATTCGCTCCTGTAACTACTTCGTCTTCCTCTTTTTTGCGATCAAGTTTACGTTGATTCATACGCTCTCTTAACTTCTTGGCGTTCTTATCTTTCGCTTTTCGATCCACAATAGAAGAAAGGTCAAAGCCTTTAAATAAAAGGTAATCCATTGCCAGTTGTGTTTCTCTGTCTATGTCTTCGACATCAAGGTCTCGTTGAGACTTGTTGCCATCCACAGGCTTCGAAATGTAATCAAAGAGGGAATCCTTATCCTTTGCAGGAAGGGTAAACCCTTTTAAATTACTAACTGAAGCAATGTCTTCTTTTACATCGTTCCAGAATTTTTCTACGTTTTGTTGTTTTTGTTTATCTGCTTCTCTCTGCTCTTCAAGAAGATTGTCTTGGTCTTCTTGTTGCTTAGTACGTAATGCAGAGAGTGCGCGTTTTGCTTTGTTGTCAAGAATTCCCCCGTTCTTGTAATCCTCTACTTCAGCTTCGATTTCCTCATCAGAGTAACCTCTTACTTTGAGTTCACGCCGAACAAGGTCTTCATGCTGAGAAGAGTCCTCTTCGTTAAATTCAACCGTGGTGTAGTCTACTTCAGGGAATTTAGTTTTCAAAAACTTGTCAGGGTTTCCGCCAAGTCTTCGATATTCGAGTAGCTCCTGAACATCAGGGTACTGCTCGAAAATTCTTGCTAATTGTTCATCTGCAAGTTTTTCAGAACTCGCTTGAACTAATTGTTGGATACCTTCTTCGGTATCTTCAAATTCTTTGTCAAACTCATAACCGAGGGCTTGCTGTATTTCTTTGACCAAAGGAACATCTTCATCAAGAGGATCATCATCATCACCTTCGTCGTCTTCATCCTTATCAGGATCATCATCATCGACTAAGTTAAGATCTTTATCCTCTTCATCATCTGTATCCTCTACTTCGGGGTCATCTGAAGACTCTTCCTCTTCATCATCCAGCCCTTCAAGGTTATCGTTTATCTCCATCTCTACTTCTGAAAAGAAGTCAGTAGATAGTTCTTCTTGTTTTTCTTGTTCTTTTGCCATGTGTTAAAGGTAATTATTAGTGATTATAGTGTCAACATTATTCATGAAATTCTTTCAATTACTTTTATGGTTTTAAGAATTACTGGAGCTCGTACTCTTTTTAGCTGCTATTTCTTTAGCTTTAAGCTTCTCCTGAGCCTTGTTAGAGCGTTTTTCTTCCTGTAATTGTCCCATTTTAACTTTTTCTTCTAATTGAAGTTTCATGCGTTGAATCTGCTCATCTGACATATTCATTACATCAGCGTTAGCAAATTCCTGTTTAATTAGCTCTATATCGATTTTATTTTGACGGTCTAACTCATTTTGCTGAGCGTCAAACTCACGTTCTTGTTGTTTTTCTTCAAGTTCAGCTTGTTTCATTTGCTGTTCCATTTCAGATGCCTGCTGTTGCAGCTGCTCCATAGAAGCTTCTGCTTGTTTAACAAGATTTTTAAGTTCAGCAAAGTTATCAGAATCAATGATCTCTGTTATGATAGACATAGGAGCACCATTCTGCATAGCTGCCTGACCAAGTTGTCTTAACTGTTCAAGCTTATGACGTTCTTTATTAGCGTCTTTAACAAATACACCAAACTCTTCATGTACAAAGGTATCAGGATCGATGTCGATAAACTTTTCAGTACCATCAGGCATTATGTAATTACCCTTCTTACCATTCAGCCAGGCTATCTGAGAACAATCGATAAGTCCCTGAAGATCTCTTTGTTCAAGTTCTGCATACTTACGGTATAGCTCTTCTGTAATATGTGAACTTTGAATGATTGCCTGTTCACCTGTAGCTTTACCTTCATATTGTCCCATTTGCCCCATGCGTTGTCTGGATACCCCACTGACAAATTCCCACTCTTCTTTAATAAACTGAAGCAGGACTATGTATTGTTCAATGGTCTTAATACTCATATCGAGTACAGACTGATGTTGAGGATTAAACTGTATTCCTTCTTTCTGATAATTCACCCATCCAATACCTGTGGCTTCAAGAATACGCATGAACTTATCCATATCCCAGCCTTTCGGAATCATGGAGATATCAAGTAACGCTAAAATATCCTTTGATTTGGCTATAGCATTTTCCAATCGGTATTTGTAGATGTTGTAAGATAGCTGATAAGGAATTCCTAATGATACCAGACTAATATTCTTTGAGTTTCTCTCACTGTAAGCTCTACCATTAACAGGTAATTTACATTTAGACGGATTGTCTATACTTGTACGTTGGTAATCAATAGGACGAATATCCATATAGATATCTCCATCAATACGGAAACCTTGCCATACTTCGTTAACCCATTCCCAATCAAGACTGTAGTCTGTTTCAGGATTATACTCATATCCCTCTTCTACAATCTCTTCGTATATTTCCCCAAATTCATCCTGATACATACGGAAGCCTACTTTCTTCATACTCTTCCAGTAAACTGTAACCAACTCTGTATAAGAATCCCACTCATCATGAAAACTATGGTTATCCTGATTATACCAGAAGAACGTATCCCTATTACTATTTTGAGGATTTTCAAGACGTCTTACTTCTTCGTCTGTAAGCTGACTTCTAAACTTATCAATAACGCTTGGACGTGATGCCAATTCACGAATAACTGCCCAATTACCATCTTCAATAAACTCAACATTAGGGTCTTTATCATAGTCTACATCTAAAGGATTCAAATTTTCAAAGAAAGGCTCGTTGTTATACACTCCTTTATGTGTCATGGCATAGCCACTTACTACGAAATCAAACCACCCTTTCTGGGCTTCATTGTAATAATGCAGGTAAGGAATTAAGAACTCAAGAGATTTTTGAGCCATGATTGCCCTATTATCTCTCCAGTTACGTTCAAAAATCTGTTGGATATGCTGAGGCAGCTGAGGTTCTTCCCCTTGTTCAATTCCTGTATTAACCCCTGCTTTATTTAATTTCTGAATAACCCATTTCTGTAATTCCTCATTGATGCGTTCCTGCATCATTTGATGTTTGATATTTTCTACGTCTCCTGAAGAAACAATGACTGTAAAGTTAAATGGGCGTTTAGCCTTCTCACCTACAAGTAAATCAATACTTGGTTTAATGAGAGGGAAATTACGAATCTTAGCAGGAAAGTTATCGCGCTTCTTCCCATAGGGTTCGAGCACATAGTTATAATCTTCGTTGTTAATCTTACCATTATAGTAATCATACAACTTAGTCATGAAATAACGGTCTGAATTACTTCCTGTCTGGAAGTTTGCCTGATCAATATAGGCGTCAACCGTATTTTGTCTCCATGTATCGTCTTTCTTTTCGTAAGTAATAGACTGTTGTGGAATATTTTGTGTGCTCATTATTAAAAGCGATTAAAGAATTCTTCGTGTTCTGTTTTTTGTACGGCTTCCACTTGTTGATTAAACTTCTCTTTAAGGTGATACATTCCAACAAAAAGAGCAGAAACTCTATCAAAGTTACCTTTTTTGTTAAATTTTATCAACTCTTCGAGCAAAGCAATATCATATATCGTATTTAATACAAGCGTTTCTTTGTCTTCTTCTGTGTTCTTACTAACGGTCTGTAATAGCCAGTCTCTTAAATAAATCTCTCCCTCTTCTTTACGTGCGGTAGTCATGTTCATTCCATAACTCCGCTTCGTATTACCCTGAAGATGCTTTTTATCCATGAACTTAAATTCAGGTTCCAGCATATGGAGTTTGTGATGTCGTCGTGCATAGCCAATTACATCTCCCCTGTCATTCTCAAATCCTATCTTTGCATTATAATATTCAGCAAGCATGAACAACATGTTATTATACTCATCTCTTGAGCTTGGTCTTCCTACGTAACTGGCAACAATACAATTATTAAATGTGGTGGAGTATTTGTTTACCCGTTTTATAACGTATGCAGCTCCTAAAGAGAAGCTTGAATATTCTGCTGTTGTGTCTTGTGCAAAAGGATCATGTACTACGATGTACATGTTTTCAGGTACACCATCTCCCATTCTAAATGGAGACTCGTAAATAAGAGGACACCCTACCACATCATCATCTTTAGCATGAGGAAACTTCATAATAGATTTTGCGTCAGGGTCAAGCTTAAACTTAACATCTCCTTCCTGCCTGTAGAAATACCCAGGCGTTCCTATATTATATGTCTTGCTTGCTAATACCCTGTTCTTTTGTTCAGCCAGCTGCTGAGAAGGAAACAAGTTTGTGTCGAAAGTCATAATAGCTTCCCTCGGCATAAATGGCGTTTCAGCTATATACTGGGAATAGGTATTGGTCCCTTTGGCTTTCTTCTTGATCTTCCGTTGTTTCATCTCATATTCAATAGCTTTTTCTCTGAGAGAATTACCAGCTTCATCCATGAATCCACGAAGGTTTTGATAGATAGGAACAAAGAATCCACAATCTGTACCACTGGCACCTTCATCCCACTGGTTGTTAAATCTAAGACAATCACTACCTTCAGGTTCATAATACAGTTCTTCAGCTCCCTGGAAATCAGCGCCCTCTGTACCACCAGTACCAAAAGCAATCATAAGTCCAAGAGCATCAATCCCCTCTTTAACCGTGTGATGTGTAATATCCCAAGCTTTTTTCAATCCGGGGAACTTACCCATCTCCTCGAAGAGTACTAACTCTCCAGCTTTACCACGAGCCCTATCTGGGTTATCCTTTAATGAGATACCCTGTACAATAGATTGCTTTCCTTTCTGAACTTCTGTTCCCTTAATAACCTCTGTGTACCCACTCTTATAATACATATCAGAGTCACGGCTATTAATAGTAGGTTGAGTATAGGCTGTATACTCATTAATAAACGCCATACCATCAAGGAACTTCTGGTAGATACCATCACCCTGCAGATACTTCTTATCATACGCGAATACAAAGTTCTTACTACGAGAGAGGAAGAAGTAGTTACGGCATAACATAGCCGCACATTTATAAGAGTACCCTTTACGACGAGCTTTAAGAACAACTAACTGTTTTCCACCTTCAAGATCTTTCTTGTTAATCTCTACTCCAAGATTGAGCGCTTCATAGGCTTCTACACTAATACCTTTACGAGCAATTTCACATGCCCAAAAGAAGTCATAATCTCCGTCATAGAAGTCTGGCGGGAAGTACTCACGTTTCTTATAGGTCCTTCCATTCTCTGTTACTTCTACAGAACGATCAATACGAAAAAAGTTAAGATAGAAGTAATGATACCCAGTGATCTTTATACCATTGGCTTCATATCCCTCTAAACACCGGCGCTCATGCTCTTTCCAAAAGCGTAGCCATTCTTCAGTATCAGGAATAAGCTTTGTATAAACTCCATGCTCTTTGTAGTAATTAGCTACAGGACTTAAAGCTTTGGTTCCTTTAAATTTATTTTTACGTGAGTTAAATTCTAATTCCATTCCAATAAATATACACCAATAAAAAACAGTCTTCAATAAAAAAAGCCTCTACTAATTAAAGCAGAGGCTTAAGTAAAGTATAGGATAACTCCATATCACTTTTTATACGTGCCTTGCACTTCACGTTTCTTTCTATCAATTTGTCGTTTCAATACCCATTGCTGGGCTTCTTCAATCTTAGTAATAATTAAAGAACATTCTCTTGAAGGGACGAGAGTATTCTTAAACTTAAGATCCATAATCATCATTGCAAGCAGATGTTCATGCAGAGTTCCTTCGTCTTTTAGATCAATATTCATAATCGTTTCTTTATTTCGTTTTGAATTGATTCTTCTGAATGGTTGATACCTGTATCACGGCGCTTAGCACATCGTTCACATAAAGCCATTCTATCTTGTGGCTTCATACATGAGGGACAATAACCATTTGGGTCTTTTTTCTCTTCCATTAGTCTCTATTAAATTCCCCTATTTTAACACCTCTTCGTACAGCATTAGATGCTTGTTCTTTCTTCACTTGCTCTTCCCACTCTGAGAATTTGCTAAGTAAAGCTCCTACCTTCTCCAAGTTATGCATGAGGTCTTTCGCCTCTCTCCCCGCGTTTTTTGATAAACTTGGTTCTGCTTCTCTGAAATAGGTAGCAAGCGCATTGGCTCCTTTTCTGGCTGCCTGAAGTAATTCTATCTGTGGTGTATTACTCAGCTCTTGATACTTCTCAACAGCTGCTACAACTGCCTCATCAGGTTCTTCACCATCAAGGAAGTCCTTAATAAGCTGTTTTTCTCTATCAGGATACTTAGCATACGGACTATTCCATTCGCACATGTGATATATGTAGGATAACAAACGGGTACTGTTATCTCGTTTCTGTATCTCACGAAACTCTTTGATCTCAGCGATATCCGCTGTTATCCGTACATAATCAGGTTGAACGTCAAATAATTCCATTATTACTACTGTTCAGGGGTTATAACGGTATCACTGGGTTGTGGAATCTTACCATAGATACTATCTGCATGAAGCATAACACCTGCTACTTCATCAATAATAGCAATTTCAATAAAGCGGGGATCGCAATATACATAATCTCCTACTTCCAGCCAGCACTCACCATCTTCAGTGAACTGTTCTTTAATGTTTTTACCAATTGCCATGAGTTGTACAATAGGAGTAGAATTCTTTTGGGCATTTTCAGGAAGATAGATACCTCCTTCTGTTTTATCCTTTAACAACCGTTTTGCAAACAGCAGGTTAGGATGCACTTCAAATTTTAGCTCGTCAGACGTTTTGTCTTTACCGAGACTCTTACCTTTTAAATCTTTAAGATCGCTCATTCTTTTTCTTTTTTGAGTTTTTTAAGTGATTAATTCGTGATTGTTTGGCGAAGAACTTACCAAAATAAGGTAGACGTATAGAAGGAAAGTCAGGTTCAGCCATCTTCTCTGCGGTAAACGCAAACTGAGAGCTTACAGCCTTACGTACTTTATCTACAGATACGTGATACTTATTTGCTAAGTCTTGTATTAGTTTATCTTCTTTTGCCATTCAAAAAATATTCCTTTTTCGTTTTCCAGTTGTATAAGCAGTTTATTGAATTTGTAACTGTTCTCTGTTACATACAACGCCTGCTTTTCTTTGAGACGCTTAATATAAACATTGATCGTATTAAAATCCTGCATTCCCAGTTCATCTGCTATCTGTTTTTTAACATCTGTTGAAAAGGGACTTAAGCCAAGAGGCTTCAGTTGTTTATACTTGTCAAGGAATGTGGCAAGGACTACCAATTCTCTGTCGGTCAGCTGGAACATGCCATTCAATATACGTAAATATTGAAGCGTGCTTTTCAACGTCATTTTGACGTGCTTGATTTCCTTATTATCGAGTTGACTCATACATTATTGTTTTCATTTGTGTGAGTCAGAACTTACAACATTTGTAATCGATTTGCAATAGAAATGTTATATAGATCAGTAAGGATTTTCGATGGGTGGCTATATCAGCCAGTAGCCTTTCTCATCGAGCGATGTAATTTTTTAATTTTGGATAAATGGTCACGTTCACGTTTCATTAATAATTCAATACGACGGGCGCATTCTAAAGTCTCGCTTAAAAACTGATTCGGGTCTTTCTTACTTTCTATCTTTTTTAACATAGTACTATCCTATTAATTGTCCATGCCATCATTACGACGCACGAGCATACTGTTTAAAATTTCACGAGTGTCAGATTTTCCTTGTTCTTTACGAAACTGCAATTGCTCTCTTGAGTAATCAAGGGCAGATCCCAGACTAACTGTAGGACTAATAATTACAGGATTGTAATACTTCAGCTTCCTTACACTACCATGATATAACGCATGACCATGTTCTTCAGCTTGTAATACTAAGTCATTTATCTGTAAGAATCGTTCCAAGTCTTCATAGAAAAGCTCTTTAAGCATAATACCAATACTACTCTGTGCTATCTCAAAGATGTCACCAGAGGTACCAGCTCGTTCATCATTATGACTTTCTGTTGTAATAATAAATACATTGTCAGGGTCGTGCTTTAACACTTCCCAGATAGGAGAGATATTACGAATCCCTCCATCTACCAGGGCTTTATCTCCTTGCTGCACAGGGTCCCATATGCCAGGGATACTTGCAGACGCTAATACATACTTATCAAGAGACATTGTTTCTCGTATAGCTGACTCATAAATACCTGAATTAAGATCCACTCTACCAGCGTAAAATGGAATAGAAGGGACAGCCTCCTTTAAATACTGTTTCAATAACCTCTTAATAGGTCCATTATCATAAATGCTTTTAACAGGATCTCCTAAACCAAGCTTCCACTTCAATACCCTGAAGGCAATTTTAAGAGGAGACAATGATTTATGTATATCATCCTTTGTAATGGTTTCCCACATCTGCTCACACTTATCAAACTGATCAGTGGCAAGCATAGCTCCATTAATTGCTCCAACAGATATTCCTGCTATCACATCAAATTTAATATCAAGCTGCTTTTCTATCTGTTTAATAGCAGCTACCTGATACATCCCTTTAGCACCGCCTCCTGCGAGGACCAATGCATTTGTCTCCGTTAATTTCTTTCTTTGCTCCATACCATGTATAGTTCTGTAAAGGAATCAAAAGGCAGGTCAATAAGAATACCCTCACCATTTGTTTTAACAAATGTGGCAGGACTTACTTCTCCTGTATTATTACGGGCAGGATAAAAACCATTAATACGTCTCATATTGAGCGCCATTTCTGCTTTAAATTCTGGCACCTCTCCTTGAATTCCAAGTGTTTCGTGTTCGTCGTTTGTTTCTTTGTCATAAAACGTAACAGGCACCAATGCCATATCTCCTATCATTGAGATATTGACCTCCTTATTACTTTCATGGTCATCATTTATAAATGCGTTGTCTTCTCCCATAAACAGAATATACAGCAACTCTGAAGTAACCACAAATTTCCCCTGTAAATATGCATGAGGGGTTGGCGCATAACAACTGGTTGGCAGTCGAGCATCTACCAGTACCTGTACAATAATGCACACATTTATTGACATCTGTCTACATTTATGTACACATTCCCCTACACTTATTACCATCTATATAGGGTACAGATATATCAAATTATTGGCAATAAACCCCATATAGTGCCGAAATATAGTTACAAATCACATTATACTGTGAAAATCGTGTATAATTGCTGAAAAACGAGTATGCACCTCCCCTAAATCACATTATAGTGTGACTATTTCTCGTATATTACTGTCAGCTATATAGTTAGAACAGGTTCATGTCCAATTACTGTCGTAAAAAACTGGACAGTAGTTGATTATTATCAACAATAGCTGGAGTACCTGTTGAATGTGCTCACCATTTCTAAGCGGCAAAAGAACCGGCAGAATAGTTTAAAATAGTGCATATAAGTACAGTATTAATAGACGAATATGAACTTTTTTAAACCAGCAATACCTGTACGGGTATAAAAGGACTAAAAAGCATTATTTTATACCTGTATGGGTATAGTTACCCAAAAATTATTTCAAAGAATGTGAAACAACGCCCCCGTTTCATTAACAGTGAAACATACCCCCACCCCTATTTAAAAAAAATTGCACATTCAGTGTGTTCGGGTACCACATCATTAAGACCCCGCCTATGCTTTGGGGATTTTCGAATACCCCCACACTCTTAATTCTAATCTAATATTTAAAACTATGCTATCATTCACAAAGTATGCCGACAATAAGTACAGAGCCTTTGACGAGAAGTCTAACACTCTGTTCACTTCCTCTGTTAAACCAACAACTGATATGGAATGGGAAGACAGTGGAGTTAAAACTGAAACTGGTGCCAATGTTGCCGTTCCAAAGGCTGAAGTAGTAGAGGTTGATGTTAAAAAGATCACTGTTGGCAAGAAAACCGAAGCTAAAGCTTCTGATTTAGAGGTTGACTTCGCACTTGATTAACTCAAAAGGGAGAGCTGTACGCTCTTCCCTTTTTTCGTCACCAACACACACAACACATTGTCACCAAACATAGGGAACACCATGAGTAGAACTAATAGCGTCAACAAAGACATTCAACGTATTGTCATCATAGGCAAGAATAACACTGAACCTGTAATAAAACGTCTTGTAAGACTTGGAATGGCAGAGAAAGTGGCATCAGCTAAGCCAAACAAAAACAATTAAGTAGATTGAGTGTGATTAGGTGCCAGAACTTTTTCCCGTGTTTTGACCCTTTTCTCACTCTCTCTATTTTTACCTGTATCTATACTATATAACATTAGAGGAGTTTACCATGAGTAAATATCATTATCCTGACTACAGTTTAGTCATTGAAAATAGCGAAGGAGATACACGAGTTATCCCTTGTTGTTGTTACGACAGTCTTAACGCACTAATGAGCTTTGCAGTTGCAACACCAGGAGTACAGCCTATAAAACTTTATAATCGTAAACTAAAGCTTATGCGTAACAAAGAAGAAATACTTCAAAGCGTAATAGACAAAGGAGGAATACTACGTAATGTATGTCCTGAGCATAACATTGAACAAATGAAACATATAATAGAATTTACAACTGATAGGTGATTATTATGGACTCTGGATTAATAGTACAAAAATGAGACATTTTCACAAATCATTAATTAAACGCTGGAATATAACGGAGGATAAATAATGGCACAATTAGCTCTTATTATATCAGTAGTGGCATTAATTATGGTATTATTAATGTTTTTGGCTCTTATGAGGTTGATTGAATTGTTGCAGAAGCATATGAAACTTCAAAAAGAAATGAGGAAGCTATTAATGGAGCGTTCTAATTTGCTTTTTGAACGTATTGATAAGATAAATAACATTAGGCTTGAACTGGTAAGGTTTGAGCTTAAACAACTCATTAATAAATTAATAAGACTATGACTAAATCAGAAAGAACAATTTGGATTGCAATTATTAGTGTACTTATCATATTAATTATTCTCATTATTGAGTTTAATTATGATGTACATACACGAGTTGTCAGGGTAGAAAGCAGATTAGAAACACCTCAAGGTATGACATGGTATCTTCAAAATGGTGATTCTTTGGACTTTAGCTATGCTCGTCCTGGAGAAATGACCTTAATGGTTTATTACTATGGACGACTTAGTAATAATTTGTATAAGTATGAAGAACATCCAGCAATGAAATATCAACAGATATTTAACTAATTAGTCAGAATGGCTAATACAGGATTCTTGTAGGAAGGAGTCCTAATTCAGAATGAGACTGTAGTCCCTGCAATATGGGATTACGGTCTTTCTTTTAATTATATAACATTATGGAACTTAAAAATGCATTAAAACACTTAATGTCTGCAAGTACAAGTAACAATGATTTAACTAAAAATGACGTAAAAGAAAAATTAGAGAGTTTATGGACCAAGTACCCTAAAGAAATGAACACTTGGGTAGAAGCATTACGTTCTAGGAAGTATGAACAAGGAAAGAGTAGATTATACAATTCTCTTAATTATACATACTGTTGTTTAGGTGTAGTGGCTCGTTGTCAAGGATTATTACAAAATGATATTCAAAAAGTATTTTTTTTATATAATTTGGATTTAGAGTTTGAAGACTATCCTATGATTGTTTCATTTGATAAGGAGCTTCAGCGTAGATTTGCAAAACTTAATGATAGAAAAGAGCTTGATTTTAATACTATTGCAGACATACTATCTGCATTTAATCCCAACTCTTAACCAGTAAACCAATGACAGAAGAACAATTAGCGTACTTGTACCCTGAAATGTATGATGAGGGTGATCCTCATGAGCTGAGTATTGTAGATAATTTACCAGCCGAACAATAAACCTGTATTCAACAGAAGTGGAATATCTTCTGTTGTTTTTATTAACATTTAATGGATAGAATCATGATTATTTTAAGAGATATAGTAATAGTTGTTTTCGTAATGGTATGTGTTGTACTTCTATGTAATTTGTTAAGAATTGATGCCACGATAGGTGTTTTTGGTGTTATAATTCTTGCCATTTTAGGAGTATTTAGTAAATAGTTTGGATTAAGAGTCATCCATCTGTGCTGTAAAAAGCATGGGTGGATGTAATGTAGCCACTGGCAGTCACAAGCCTGCATAAATACAGAGTGATAATTTATCTAAAACATTTAAAATCAATTAATATCATGGATAATCGAATAAAAGAACTATCTCCAATCGTAGAAGTAATTGGACGACGTGCAACAGATCCAAGTGGTGACCCTCTTGTAGACAAGAATGGTAATCACTTTGTAACTTTGCGTCTTCAGGGACTCACAGAAACAGAGAAAGTAATTGGTGGTAAGAAGTACACGGTCAAAGGTCGCGGTAAGCAGATTTCAATGAACCAGTGGGAAGAATCTTATTTGCCATCATTAGATACTGACCCTTTCTTCAATAGTCAAGTAGGTGATATGCTCGATATAGGAATATTTCGTGCAGATGTGAAGCCTTACGACATCACTGATGAAGAAACTGGGGAAATACGAGAAGTAGAAAGCTATACATTTCCAGTAATTGCAGGAGACAATCCCAAAACTATCCTGGAAAATGCTGATCGTGAATTAGCAGAGGAAGATGTTTCTACTGCTACTGCAGTCAGTCAGGAAGAAGCTGCTGCTGTTGAACAAGACTTCAATATTGCTGAATAAGCCCGACAAAAGGTATGAGAGTTGATAGCTCTCATATCTTTTATTTTAACGTATAGGTATATGGTTTGTGCCTTTTGAAAAACGAACCTTTGAATTAAACACATAACTAATAATTAAATTAAATACAGATGAAAACTTTTAAAGATTTAGAATTTACGCCACACCCAATAGGTAACGGCTTGCAAGCAACTATGAATTTTGATAATGATTACGGTGTTAGTGTTGTGAAATTTAATGGCTCTTATGGGTTTAACAGAGACTTATGGGAAGTAGCTATACTTTATAAAGACGGACTTACTTACAACACGGATATAACAGACGATGTTCTTGGATACCAAACAGACCAAGACGTTACCGATGTTATGAAGAAAGTACAAGCTTTAATTTAATTATGGCATTAGAAGCACAAAACTTTGATACAGCACGGAATTTAGGCATAAACTATATACCGTGTTAGTATCATCGTTTTAATGTGTGCTAACGTCTATTGTAAGGAGTAGTTGCGCCAACCAAAATATTAATAACTCTTAATACAGGAGATAGTATGTCTACAACTAAAAAACAAATTTATTCGTCTTTAACAACCAGATGTGTGTTTATTCAGCCACGTAAGTCTGAGTTGAAAGCATTTAATTATAATCCAACAACTAAACATTTATGAAATATGCGATCTCATACAGTAAACCGCATAGTACACGAGTTCGTCGTACTCGGTTTGTAGGAAAGAATATGGCTAAGCGTAAGCGAGTGTCATTGAAACAGCGTGGTTTTGAAACCAGCATTATTCCTCGAACTGAACTCGAAGAACAACCAAAAGACTTGAAAGCGACTGTTAATCCTCGTCAATTTAATTCGGGGATGTTATGGCGTTTCGTTCCTAAATATCATAAAGGTGAATACCTTGATTTGATATGTATCAAAAATGGAAAAAATAAGGCGTTGCATAACTTGCCTTAGATTGGATACGGGAGAATGATGCACCTGAGATATGGTGTATCACTTTTTTATTCCAAAATATGACAGACTTACAGGAATTGAAATGAATGTTTACGTTGATATTTTCACCGTGAAGCATTATTTTCATGAACTGCTCTCCTCTTCAGGGATGGAGAATCCGCTTTGAGGGACCAATAGGTTAGTTAGAAGCGCAGAAGTCGGTTTGTAGGATTCACCAATTACATAGAATCTGAGTTTTCACCGATAGCAGTCAAAATACTTATTGAGTGAACGCATGTTATGGGCTAAATACTGGACATGTATAAGACAATAAGCTAATTATTATGTGTGAATTAATTGTTTCACAGGGGCTTTCTATGTCTCGTAACACAGTTACTCGCCAATTGCCTTCGGCAAATTATTAATATTGAACTTCAACCAGGAAAAACTATATTCCAGACAAAAGATAGTGACTATTATGATGATGATTTAAACATTGCTCAAAAGTTGATTCATCTAAGCGAGAATGCAGAAAATAGAAATATTGAGTTTAATTTGTCTTTTACTCATTTTAAGAAAGAGTTAGCTCGTAAATTCTGTCCATATACAGGCAGACAATTAATAGCTACTGGACAAGACAAAAGAACTGTTGAACGTATTGATAGTTCTTTAGGCTATACTGATGACAATGTAATTGTTATTAGTCATCAAGCTAACATGGCCAAGGGAAACCTAAGTTATAAGGAAGTAAAAAAGATGTACCAGTTTCTTAAACGGTACCACGAGAAACTACTGTGAATAAATGGGGGTGTCTTGGATTCGACAGGCTTACAGACGTCGGACACTATGACTCAAGCGTGAGTGCTTGTAAATCAACTCGACAACCATGTTAAATGGCAAAAATAAAGTTGCTGGCTTCATAGGTCAGCCTAAGAAAATGAAAGCAGCTGCGTAGTCAGTTTGTTTTCCTCTTTAGTTCGTGAACCACCTACGTTCTAAAGAGTATACGGTGTGGGAACCTGTTATCATACAGTAAAAATGATGATCACGGACGCTGATAATAACAAAGCCCTCTATCATATTTTCAGCCGAACTGATTTAAAAGAATTACTACTTGATTGAGGCTATAGTCATATACGTAGAAGAAAGACGAAGATCTGGACCGGGGTTCGACTCAAAGGGTCACTATATAGGTAACTATATAGATAAAAATTGGATGAATTGCTGGAAGGCTAAGTATTTATATAAGTATATGCTAATCAGCAGCGAAGTCGTGAGTACACTCACGAAACGTTCAGAGACTACTGGAGAACTTTAGAGTTCTTAATTACCAGCTAGAGCGTCCAACTCCTCGCTAAGAGGATGATGATATAGTCCGTAATCTCTCGGAAACGGGAGGCAAATCAGAAAGTTTACCACGATCAGCTAATCTATGATGATTAAGGCACAAAACTGTTAAGTTTTTTAGTGAGTTATTACCTCCTTCTTTTCTAGGAGTTATATGATGGATATCACATTGATCTTCATTCCAACCGCATATAAAACATGACAGGTTTTTGTCTGTGCTAATTTTCAAGGCTTTATAAACCTTTCGCTGAATACGTGGACGCTGATTTGATAATTTATTATTTCTGTAATGCCTTGATTTGCATTTACCAGAACAGAACTTTGCATTGTGTGCTTTTGTAGTAAATTTATTTTTACAAACTACACAATCCTTTATTACTGTTTTTCTGCCGTCATTTCTATTTTTTGCCGCGCAGCTTCTGGAACAAAATTTAGCATTACCTCTATTAAGCTCCTTTATAGGAGCCAAAAAATTACTGCCACACCAATCACAAATTGTTGTTTTATGTTTCATAAGATAATATATAAACGGTGGGCATGAGAAATAAATAAATTATAACATTAGCCCCGCACCTCCACTATGAAGAAATAATAAAAAGGTTGAAAAAAAAGAACTTAATTGAACGTATTGGTTCTGCAAGAGGCGGAAAATGGAAATTAAAGATTTAAGGATATTCTAAAAAAATGATAAGTAAACAAAAAATATGGCTTTCCTCCCCACACATGGGTGGAGAAGAACAAAAATTTGTAAATGAAGCATTTGAAACCAATTGGATTGCTCCCTTCGGGGAGTCTTAGACTAAACACCAACAATTCGGAGGATAGTCATGACGACTCAATCAACAACTCAAGAACAAATGAAAACTAAAGAAGCAGTATCAATAATCGAAAAACAACAATACAATAACGTTACAGAGCTTTTCAAGGAAAAAGTAGGACAGGCAGTAGACGTAACTGTTGGAAAAATGAAAGAGCTACAAATAAGAACGTTAGATATACCCGGCATCGGTGAGCTACAATTAACAGAGCACGGTAGCCAATTTCATTACGAGCTTTTCCAATGGAAAAATGATGGATTATCCGATCTTTACAATGACAAAGATCTTAGTGGTGACTTGCTTTCAAGTCATAATACAAGAGCCGATACAGAACAATCTGGCAGTTATTATGGAGGCGACTTCAACCATTGGATTAACTACCCTTCAAAATCTGCTGTAATGAAATTTGCGTCAAATTTCGACAAAATCCTAAAAGCTCTTGAAAAAGAAGAGGATAAAGCCGTATCAGAGGCTCAAAAGGCAATTGAGCTAATAAGTTTGATTGATCAAGCAAAAGAGGATCAGTCTAACTGACGAGGCCTTATAGGCCGAAACTCCCTTCGGGTAGCCAACTAATAATAATCCGTCATTGCGAGGAGCCCGTAAAGCCGAAAAAGGCTACCAACAATGTATATAATGCATTACTTTTATTCGCTTACTTATGTATGATATATCATTCATTAAGTACTGTTTCATCTATTAATGTATGATTTATCATACACGCAACGCATCATATACAAATACGTTGGTAGTAATTGAGGAAGCAAATAACAGAGAAACGTACCGCAGATAAGATTAGTTGCGGAAATATTAACATAATTTAATAAAAATACACAAATGAAAAAAGCAGAATTTATAAAAAAAGTAAGTAAGATTGAAGACACTTTTGAAGATGAATTTAGAGCAGAATTTAACAGCCCTGAACTTATTTGGGAATCGGTAATAAAGCAATTAATTTTAGCTGGTGTTAGTAATTGGGTTGCGATTGAAAGCGAGGAACAGCCTGAAAGAATTACTGATGTAATGGTAAAGTATAAAGACAATAGAAAGGAAGTAGCGTTCTTTGATGGTGACGGAAGATTCTATACACAAAATGACGATGATATTACTGATAAGATTGCAAGTTGGCACAAGCTACCATAAGCAACCTTGTTACTAACACAGGCTATAACCAATAACAGGTGGGTATATGAGTAGATTTTTAATCGATTAAATAAAAGAAAATGGAATTAAAAATAGCAATAGAAATATTAGATTACCATCAAGAATGGAGACTGGGGAAACGTGATGAGATGATTCACGAACCTAAAAAATTAACAGAGGCTTTAGATACAATACTAAGCGAGGTTAAAAACAATGTTAGCAGGTCGTTTTATTGCCAACGAGAGATTGAAGGGAGAAGTAAATGCACCAACCAATGCGAACACTGTAAAGAATATTACAAACCATTAGAGCAATAACGGTACTCAGCTATAAAATCCGGCGGAATTAGCCCACAAAACTTAATAAAATGACACAGAATAACATTATTGGCAGAAAGACATTAGAACGCATAAACCACGACTGTTTTATAGGTGATGTTGTGCGCAGTTTATCTTTCAGCCCGAACCTTCTAAAGTTCATTAGAAAGCACCCGC